TGAAATCAACTTCACCACCTTCTGCTTGAATACGTTTAATAACATCTTCAAAAAGAATAGGAGTGTAGTCTGTTTGTTCCACACATACACAATGGTATCTGATATCAATTTCTTGACTTAGTTTACCAAAAACATTTTTCATCACACGCCTGTCATGGGTATGACCGTGGATGTTGGTACCAAAACGACCGATACTATCTGTATGAAGTGGAATGTGGCTAAGAATCATACCTCTCATAACATGATAAGCACGAAGCTCTCTAAAGTATTGGCGGTAATCATCATCTCTAAAGATATCATGGTTACCACGAATAAGAACTTTATCTCCGTTAAGCCTATTCATAATTTTAAGAGCTTTACGATTAATCACCACATCACCAAGATGATAAACTTTATCGTTTGGTCTTACTCTTTCGTTCCAACGCCTGACCATTTCTTCATCCATCTCATCAGGATCAGTCCATGGTCTAAGCTTTGTAACACCATCTTTACCAGTGAAACGACACACCCCAGCGTGACCGAAGTGTGTGTCACTTACAAGAAATACACCTGGCATAATAATCTCCTTAATATTGGCGGAAGATAGAGGAGTCGAACCCCATCCGATTTCTCAGAACCCAGTTTTCAAGGCTGGTCGCCGGCCTACCCAGCTGCATTATCTTCCATTGCCGTATAGAAACACACTCCCCGAGGATATCTCACTCCCATGTGGTTGCGAATGTGTTTTTATATGGCACCCCCTGATGGACTCGAACCACCGAATGTCGGAATCAAAATCCGATGCCTTACCAACTTGGCGAAGGGGGTATAACTACACTTAATTTTTAATGAACAGGTTGGAGTGTAACAGACTCGATGGTCTTTGTCAACACTTTTGTTGTATGGAAACAACAAAAAACCCCACTTTTTTAGGGTGGGGTTTGTGAACTTTAGTTTTAGATTTTAGTCTTTAACTTACTCCACAACCCCCGTGCCATGTTCCCATGACTGATTATCGCTACCAATAAATGGCGTGCGACATGCATAGGCTAACATTGAGGGTTTGGACAAATTAAACAACATAATTCCTTTTACTTAATACTTGTATATAGGCAAAATTTTCTTTCAACCTACATTCTTCCATTTTATTTTTTGTTTTCTAACAGGTTCTGCTGGGTTTCTAAACTCAGCCAAAACTTCCCACAGTCTTTCTTGTACGGCAAATTTAGTTAATAAACCTGCTTCCATGCCGTGAGCTTCTATTTCCCAAGGATGATCCCAATAATCTAGGTCATCCGAATCAATCTTTAGGTCGTGCCACTTACTCAATGTTTCATTGGTGTGACCATAGGCAAATTGCCTAACGTGAACCATCTCATGTGCCAAGGTTTTTAATATGTTATAAGCACCAATGTGTGGGTTTATTTCAATTAAAAATTCTCTAGGCATATTCCTAGAATTATATCCTTCAACACCTGCTGAACCATAATCTTGTAATTTTTTATTAAATTTCACAATTATGGTTGTATAATCCTGCATTTGTTTGGTTAACAAACTATCAGAGAAGAATTTTCCAGCCCTATGGATATAGGGTGTGAAATCTTTATCTGGACTTCCAACAATCTTAATAGACATAGGCACTCCTTCAAAATGAGGATTATACGCCTATTTAGAGTGTTTGTCAACCTCTACCGAACACTGTTGTAAAAAAGCAACACCGTCTTTGTCTCGGTAATCTTCTCCATAAACAACTTTTGTGATGCCTGCAGTGAATATCTGCTTTGCACAATGGATGCAAGGGGCGTGAGTTAGGAACATTGTGGCACCAGTTCCAGACTCAGGAGATTTGGCAAGTTTGGCAATAGCATTGGCTTCGGCATGAATAACTTCAGTCTTTGTTACCAATTCAGCACGACCATAGGCATTCCAAACTTCATTTTCACATTCATTTGTCCAACCTGATGGCATTCCATTATAACCAATTGAAATGATCCTATCATCTTTTACAATGATAGCACCAACCTGCAATCGTTTTGCTGTGGATAATTCTGCAAATCTCTTTGCAACATCCATGTAAGCGTCAATAAATTTTTGTTTCATAATATATGGTACGACCGGTTGGATTCGAACCAACCCCGTAAGAATTATGAGTTCTCGGCACTACCTCTATGCTACGGTCGTAATCCCTTAAATCAATTCGTAATCTTCTTTACCTACGCCACATTCGGGACATGTAAAGTCTTCAGACAATTCTTCCCATTTACCTTCAGTTTCTTCATCGTGGACATGGCCACAAACAACGCATACGTGTTCCATTATAGTTTCTCCAATACAACTTTATAAGCATTAGCATGACGTTCTTCAACCTTCTTCAAAGCAGCAAAACGCTTCTCTGCTTTTTGTAGAACTGCACGGAATTGTTTTGCGTGTTCTTTACTCTCATCAATTTGATGTTGAGCTTCTAAAGCTGCTTGTTGATTATCTTCAACAATCGCTTCGTTCATCATTGTTGGATACATTTGAGTATATTCATATGTTTCACCATCAATTGCCATTTGTAAACATTCTTTGGTGTTTGGTTTACCAAGCAATAATTCTAAATGACCCCATGCATGTTTGATTTCTTGGTCAGCAGTTTCTTCAAAATGTTTTGCAACATCTTCATAACCTTCTTCACGAGCAATCTTGGCAAAATACCTATACTTGATATGTGCCTGTGACTCACCTGCCAATGCACTTTCTAAATTTTTAATAGTTACACTCATAATTTTCCTTTGTTTGGTCCGGCGTAAGGGAATCGAACCCCTATTGATAACTTAGAAGGTTACTGTTCTATCCATTGAACTAACGCCAGAGAATTTATTTATTGTAATCAATTTTATTGATATACTTACGCTTTTCATCATCGGTCCACCTGGACAAATAATGGTTATCTTCATCAAATAATTTCATGTATTTCTCATCAGAAATTTCTTGTGAGGATACAATCACTTCATCCAAATGTTTCTGTGAAAACTCCTCAAGTTCTTCACCACCAGTAGCGTGAATTGTTACTTCATCTAAAGCATGGCTTTCTTCATCTGCTTCAATCACATAACGCATACGAAACATTGATACAGTTTCAACCAGATATAATTTTTTAGCCATTTTTCACTTTCTCCAAAGAGTCTTTACGAACATAATGTAATTGATGAATACGATTATCTGAAGGATCAAACCTTGCAACGGGTAGAAATTCCACACCGTCAACAAAGTTAGAATCCCAAGACGAATAAGTCCAAAAGAACTCCGTAGGGTTCACTCGGCTTCGTAACTTGATTGGTTTTTCCACAACTTTTTTCATAATGAAATGATTGTATCATAGAGAAGGGGACTTGTCAAGCCCCCTAGAGATTACTTAAATTTTTCTGGATAATTTAAGCGTTCCCATTCTTCATCGGAAACAGGCCACCAATTATTCATCTTTAGATTTGATACCAATTTTCTTGATAGCATCCTGTGTTTTGACCATATTTTCCAACCAAACTCTCAACATACCATTAACCATCTCGGCATCTTTGATTTCAATTTTATCATTTAATGTAAAAGTTCTTTCAAATGCACGATTGGCAATACCTTGATATAGATAGTTTTCACCTTCATTATCTTTGGTAGCACCCTTGATAACCAATTTGTTACCTTCTAAAGTAACTTCAATATCAGATTTGGCAAAGCCAGCAACCGCCATCTCGATGACGTATTTGTTTTCTTTGACTTGTTTGATATTGTATGGTGGATACCCCGTGGCCTTTTGAGCCTGTTCTACTGTTTGAGATAGTAGTCTTACGGTATCATCGAAACCAATTGTGAATGGTTGAAATTTGGTAAAAAAGTCATTACCCAACATATCTTTAATGTATGTCATAAGTTCTCCTTAATAAGCGAGTTAATAAAATTTGATACCCCGAAGGCATATCGTTTTCCAGCTTACTTTATACTGGACCAACTAACGAGTGGTAGTGAAATCTCTCGGACGCCTTTAACCGTGAACGTCAAACAGCCCTAAGGTGGGCCAATACTATCAGTATTTATACTAATTGTCAAGGTTTTTTCTTAGAACCGATGTTATATTTCGGTACTAATTGCCACTCATTCTTCTCTTTGTGTGAGATTATCTTTATTTGACTGATAAAGATAGGAACTGGTGTTTCAATTTGAGTAGGTATAACAACTTTAATTAAACCCCAATCTTGTAGAAGCTTAGCAATGGCATTCCTACGAGATAAATCATTCTCTGTTAAGTCTGTTGGTTTGCCATCTAATGCAAACAATTCTTTGAAATGGACAATGTAATACTTACCTTGCTTGTGCAAAATATGGCACGATTGGTATAGTGTTTTGTCTTTTTTGGATGCGACACCTATTCTAGTTAAAGTTTCACGTACCTTCAAAAAATCATCAGCTTCTACTAGTGTTACCTCAACTAAGTCTTGTATTCCTATCATTATTATTCACTCCGCCTATATTTGTTTTTGCTCTTATTTCAGCGATTTGGTCTTCATTGAGAATACGTAATGCGTCTTTGGCCTTTTCATTTGAATAACCAAAATACACTTTCACACATTCTAAATCTTTCAGGACCTCTGTTTTCTGCCACGGTTGAAACTTCCGTTTTACAGACCTGATTGTATTTAGAAGATACTGATATTGCATGTCAGAATCAAGACCTGGACGTATGTTCATTTCATTTGCATATAGAACACAATCCATGTGATAGGACAGAGCACGGTTGACCATAAAGGCTTTGTAGTCTTTATAATCACCGTCAAATACATTCTTCTTGGTTTGAAGAATAGATGGAACTATTTCTTTGAATAAGTCTGGCATTACTTAAACTCACAATCTACCATAATTTCTGTTAGACAGGCAATCATGTTGATTTCATGGTCCGCAACAAACGCTGCCTGATGTTGATACTTAGCCAAGTGTAAGACCAATTGAGGAACAGAATTAGGTTGGAGAAGTTCGTACAGACCATCATATAGTTTACGGTAAATTTTAGTTGGATCATTATCCAGATTGTTAGTGACCCATTTACGAGCATTTGCAAAGTCTTTAGACTTCAAGGCCTTGATAAGGTCTGTTAACTGCACATCGGAAACTGATGCGAGAAGACCTTTATCAATTGTACCACCAACACTATACCGCTGAAGCTCGTTAAGAATACGGCGATTATCAGGGAAATGCTTAGTAATAATTTCCGCAACCACTGGTTTATCATACGTCACACCTTCTTTTTCTAAGATATACTCAACACGTTTGAAGAAGGCTGATGCCATCTTTGCTTTAGAACCATTGAGTTTGAAGTCAATACAGGTGCAACGTGAATGAATTGCATCCATGATTCTGTTCTTAAAATTACATGTAAAAATGAAAGAACAATTAGAAGCATACTCCTCAATCACTCCACGAAACGCAGGTTGAGTTGAATTTGGATTTAGATAATCTGCCTCATCAATGATAACAACTTTGCGACCACCCATCAAGGAGACAGATGATGCATAGTTCTTAATCTTGTTCCGAAGGACATCAATGCCAGAGTCATCTGAGCCATTGATTACAATGTAGTCACAACCGACTTCTTCACAGAGAGCCTTTGCAACGGTAGTTTTACCGACACCGGCAGTGCCAGACAATAAGAGATTGGGAATCTCTTTACGATTTACATACTCTTGGAAAGTTGCTTTCAAAGAGTCAGGAAGTATACAGTCTTCAATTGTTTTCGGACGATACTTCTCCACCCACAAAATGTGTTCGCTCATTCAAAAACCTCATAATATAATAAAAATTCATTGTATCACACTTTACGCCAAATGTCATTCTCTTTGACATAAAGTTTACCATTAGGACCAGGCACAATATTCACACTTACTTCTTTTTTTGTGCCTTCCACATATTCATCACCAAATCCAATAACATATAAGGAATTTGATGTCCTTGGTTTTGGTGTACCGTATGTTGCATTTATTTGCAATACCCGTTTGCCGTTAAGTTGTTCTTCCAACTCTTTTGTTGGTAACTCATCTTGTTTATATACGATACGTTCTTTTTCTTCTTTATAACTTGCAACACCTACTGCAAACATACTGGCAAGTCCTAATGTTTTAGCAAAGGACCTCCTAGTATTATTTTGCATTTTTAGTTGTCTTCTTTGCAGGTGTTTTCTTGGCTGCAGTTTTTGCTGGCGCTTTACGTTTAGCTTTTGGTGCAGGTTCAGTAACAGTTTCTACTTGTGCATGTTGAAATGTAACAGGTTCATCTACAACAGGTTTAATTCCTGTCAATGAAGCATCAACTGCTGGAATTTCCATAGTAGTTGTAATTTTTGGTGTTTCTTCCACAGGTTTTTGTGGAGGAACAGTTACTGTTTTTAATTTTAGAAAATTGGCAATCTTACTTAACATCTTTAATCCCTTCTATTAATGCTTCAAGTTCTTTGAATTCGGCTACTTCTTCAGGTAAAGATTGGTTATACTGAATTTTGGCCATCTTACGGATGATTTTCTTTGGTATCTTCAACTCATCATTTGCAAGAGCAATGATATCACTCATAGATTGAGTGTTTGCTTTTTGGCGTGTCATATTGAACACCAATTCGTCAATGTAACCTTTGAGCGCTTTCAATTGTTTTTCGTCAAAGTCACCAAATAAGGTTTGTACCTTATCAACCATATTACACCTTACTTTCTTTAGATTCGAAGGCAATCCAATACTGAATATCTTCTTTAGCGTTCTTGAAGTGTCCTAGACCTTTGAAAGAAATTTGAACATCATAAGCACCAGGAATCATTTTGAAGTTTTCTGTTTTGAATACTACACGGTATTTTTTGCCATTACCTTCACCAACTTGAATTGAATTGGTGTGTTGTGCATCATCGTTTGCATCAAATGTGACAAGATTAATGGTTTCTCCATCTGATTCAACAGCAATGTGTGGAGATGATAGGACACTTGCAGCTCTCATAATCTCAGCAAGATCCAATTCAGTCATTGTGAAACTACAATCAACATGATTCAAACTGATAGTCTTATCTGGAGGAGTAACAATCATGTTCTTGGCAGTCATGCGATATTTAATCTTACTGCGGTCACCTTTGAATGTAACATTAGAGTCATCAAACTCCAATTCTACACCATTCTTAAACAAAGAATGTACGGACAAGAATTGATTCAAGTCATACACACAGAAGTCCTGAGGGAATTCATCTTTGATTGTTGCCTGTGCAAGGACAGTTTTACCTGCCGATACAGTGGTCAGTTTGTTGCCTTTTTTGAATTCAATACCTTGATTGATTCCAGAAAAGTTTTTTAACACACTTAGTGTCTCATTTGAAAGTTTCATTTCACATCTCCATTATCTAAAGAATACATTATATCATGTTCATACAAAAACATCAAGCAACACATGGCGTGAGCCAAGTGATTCTTACCAGTTTCTGAATCGTTTTGTTCACCTTCTTTCCAAGCCCATAGGTGTCTTTGAAGTGCATCAAAGTACCTACGCTTAGAATCAGGAACTTTTTTCCAATTATCTCTCTCATATTTCTGAGCACCAAATGTCAGAATTTCTACTGTAGCCTTGAGTGCTAATGGTGGCAACAAACCATATTCTAGTTTGCCACCATCAAACTTACGTCCACCAGTAGATGCTGATTGTGATTTTTCAATCAAGTCTTTATAAACTTTATCATCAACTACGGTGAATTCAGTCATCACATTTCTCCAACGTAATTGGCAACAGCAGGCATATCACCATGGAAATGATATGTACCAATGTGTGCAGTACGCATCCAAGGACACAACCAAATTTGTCCACCCAATTTACGCCACATTTGACAGAACATATAATCTTCTGACAAATAACGGTCTGTACCACCACCAGTGATAGAGTCTTTGCTGTCAATAACTGTATCAAAGAAAGCATGAATGTAACGTGAACCATCAAAGTTGGCTTGGCCAACGTGGTCTGGTTTGTAACGAATCATTGGATAGGCTTCTTCCATTTTTGCA